TCCTTTACTAATTGTTTCAGAAATACCAACATTATCAGAAAAAACTCTATTAACAGTTCTAATATCATCATCAAGCAAATCAATATTATCCGAAACATTTTTAATTGGATTTTTTGAAATACTATCTGTCAAAGTTGTTGAATCTGAAATTATTTTGTTTGGATTTTTTGAAATACTATCTGTAAGTGTTGTTGAATCTGAAAAAACCCTACTTATTGTTTTATTAATAATTTCAACCAAACCAACAGAATCACTTTTAAAAATTGTAACTGCTCTTTTATCATCATCTGTAACTGTTATTGTTTCTGTAAGTATTTTGTTTGGGTTTTTTACTATTGAATCACTTGTATTTATTGAATCTGAAAAAGTCTTATATCCCATTGATGCTGTTGCAGGTGTTATTGTTGGTTCTGCTCGTTCTACTTTAATCCAATCAACATACATATATCTTGTGTACGTAGAACGAGATACAACATTAAGAACAATAAAGCAATTTTCATCTGGAACATATGTTGAGTGTGTTGCTTTTAAAACTCCATCAATATAATATTTCACACTTGAACTTGTCCACACAATTTCATAATCTTGATATGTAGTACCTGCTTGTGAAATTAAAGTTGACTCATTACCACCACTATTTTGAGTGTAAGCATACATTGTATTGGCATCTTGTTGCTTAAAATATGCACGTGAAGAACCACCCTGAAATCCAATATAATTCCCATTAACTTGAGTACCTAAATCTGTGAATTTTGTCCTATATTTCATTGACTTCTCAAAAAAATCAGTCGCATTACTTGCAACTACATGGTTTGCAAAACCTGTGCTAACCATTGTTAAAATTCCAGCAGAAACAGTAGCAAAACTTGGTTTCGGACTTGTCCACAAACTCGTATCGTAGCTATCCCAAGGCTCATAAAAAGACGGGTGCACCCTCACAAAATAATTATCAAACTCTGCCCAGTGAGAAGCTGCTGTCATATAAGCATAAAATCCTAAATGGTCTGTTGCTTCAATTTCTTGATGAACAACTTTTGAAACACCGTTTACCCAACCATCAAATTTATACCCAAATTTTTTAACTTCATATTCGTTTTCATTTCTCGCATCAAAACCAGTATCAGGAACAGAACTTGTTCCTCCCCCACCAACAAATCCAATTCTCCAATAATCAAAACCTGTTGTATCATTCCATCTAAAATAATCTACAGCATAAGTAGCAGCATCTCGTAAAGCAATACCACTTTGATAATTAATTGCTGTTAAACCGTCTTGGGCAGTAATATTTGTATGTACAATATATTCAGTTTCAGTGGTTGCTACTGTGTGCAATACTTCAACTACTTGTGCTGAATCGCTTGTGATTCTTGCTTTTCCACCAGTAATTGCAACTGTTGGTGTTCCAGTATTTTGAACTGTTGTCCAGTCGCTCAAATCCCCTGAAAAGTCATCAAACTGAATAAAAGTATTCGCACCATTGCTAACAGCCGAAGCCCCACTATTTCCAAAATACAAATATAAACTTGAAGTTCCTGAATCGGCTACCTCAACCCATATAGTTGAATCACCACTTGCGTTCCAAGTTTCAATCCAATAATCAAGCAACGTATCATCGGTTTTAGTAAACCTTAAATCGTCACCATTTGCTTTCGCGTCTGAATAACTAAAATTAGTCGTGGTTAAAACCACTTTCACTTGCAGGTTTGCAATACCTGTCGCAGGGCTAATCGTTATAGCTTTTCGATACGACCAGCCCGACAACAAAAAAAACACCCTATGATACTTGCACTGTCCAATTAAAAGTTAATTCATCAGTTGCAACAAGATTCAAAGCACTGAATACCTGCCTTGCAAGTAGGTCTCCTGCCGATACATCATTAAAAATTCCTGCTTCAGTTATTGCAAGAGTTCCACCAATTGTAAAAGTATATGAAAACTTTGCTGAATCATTAGTCACAGCAGTTGTCTCGTTTGTGACAGTTGCTTCTTCTCTATCAGTTTCTGTTCCCAAAGTTGTATCTCCTGCAGCAGCAGCTCCAACACCTGTTCCATACGCCAGATACCTAAATGCTGTTCCTCCAAGATTATAACCTATTAATTGTGCTGATTCGGCTTTTCCTGCTGTAACAATCAAATTTTTGATAAGTCGTTCCCCTATAACTTTTCCTTTTCTTGTTGCAACAAGATGCAAAATCCCACTCATGCCTAAATTTTCTTTGAACCTTTTTCCACTCATACTAACACCTCACTTAGTTTTAACGCCTGCTAATTCTTCTGATTCTAATTCCAATTTTCCGTTTTTGTTTTTGAAAATTTTAATTTTCTTTCCCTCTGAAGTTCTTTCAATTTCTCGTTTTTCCTTAATCTTGCCTTTTTTATCTTTTGCAATAATTTCAAACAAGTTAATTCCCCCTTTTAAAGTTTTTCATTTAAACCAACAACATAACCAATAATTTCTATTTTTTCTCCTGTTGTTGTAGCATTTTTCCAAACATTTTGAATTTTTGTCTTTTTATTTTTTGCATTGTTTTTTCTTTCTGTTTCTGTCTTTTTTTTATTAAATTCTTCTTTTCGTAAGTCTGGAAATATTGCTTTTTTCTTTTCAATTCCATTGTGAAACACCCTTAAAATTTTTACGTTTTTTCCATCTATTGTTTCATAAGTTTCTTTTTCAGTTCTAATAATCTTTGTCATTTAATCACAACCAATATGAGATAAATTTATACGATGCCGTACTTCCACCTGTCCGTTTTACTTGTATTCTACAGCTTGAATCAAAATGAATTGTAAGTGGGATATTTACATAACTTGCATATACAGAATGTTGAAATGTATCATAATCAATATTTGTTAGTGCAAAACTTTTTGAACATACTAACGGACTACTTGTAGTTTTTATGTCTGTTCCATCAACATTAATCGCAAGTGAGATTGCTAAATCATCTCCACCACTATCATCTATATCTGTTGCACCAACCATTAAACCACTTATCCAACCCTCTCCTGTAATATTACAAGCGTCATTCCAAGTTGAACTGCTTAAAGAAAAACTTGTATAATATGGTGAATAATTACTTTCCCAATTTAAATCATTTTGCAAAGCTAAAATATTTGCATTTGCAGTAGTCATGTTAGCATCTAAACTATCTGTTTCAGTTTCAATACTAGTAAGATCAGTTTGTAACGTACCCATATCATTAAAAACTTTAATTTGTTCATCCTCATCAAAGTTAGTTCCGTTTGTAAGATATGTCACTGTTCTATTAAATGTTCGATCATAACCCATTTAATCACCTCAAATAAATCCTATTGCTCTTGCAAGAGCATTAATTTTTTCATCTGTTGTCTTTGCATCTACCCAAGATTTATAAATTTTTTCCTTTTTTATTGCTAAAGCTTCTCTTTTTTTCTTAATCCTTACTTCATTTGCAATGTCAATTTCTCGAGTATCAGGTGAAATAACTGTCTTGAACAATTTATCATCAAGATAAACTTTTCTAACTAATTTTGATTCCCCTTGAATAATTTCATAATTAATTGTTTCTTCTCTTTTATATTTCACACAATCACCTCAAAAATCTAAAGTATATTCTACCTTTAATTCTATTGCAGTACTTTTAGTCAAAGCTGAAAAAGTTTGCCTACAATACATAGTTCCACCTGTTGCTCCAAAACTAGTAAATAAACCAATTTCTCTAAGATCCACAGGTTGAGTAACAGGTTCTGTACTGGCCCACCAACCCTCATAAATTGTTTGTGCTGAATTTTGAGTATAGGTTTCAAAACATTTATAAATATTCGAATTATAATAAGGCACTGCTGTTTCAAGTCCAGTATCTCCTATAGTCGGAGCTGTACTACCTGTTCCAAAAGCAAATGAAGTAAGATTTAATGATGAATCCCCTGCAAGTATATCTCTAACTAAATTTTTTCCACTTGTAACAATTAAATTATGTATTTCTCTTTCTTCTTCTACTTTTCCTGTTTCTTTGTCTATTGTTTGAATCAGAAAAGTACCACCCATATTTAATTTATCATTATATTTTACCATATTAACCACTTTTCCCTGTAATTATATCGCTTCCATAACTATTAGTATTTGGATTAATAGCATCCCCTATTTGTCCAAGAGTTGGATGTCCTATAACAAATCCTGCAGCATTTCGTGTCTTACCAGATAAGTTAGCTCCCGAATCAGTCAATGCTTGATCTTCATTATAATCAACAAAATTAATCGTAATTTCTATAATTCCTTTTTCTTTATCTTCCAAAACATTTAACCTTCTAAAAATATCAGCTAAAAAATCCTCAATACTTTGAACATCATCCGTAACAGTAATTTCAGTGTGTGGTTTTCTACCAATAAAAAAATGTTTTACAACTGTGGCCGTAAATGTTTGTTCAGTATCAAATAAATTCAAATCATTTAATTTAATTGTTTCCCCAACATCAACATTTGTATTTATTATAGCGTTTATTTTTCCTACAGCTAAAGTTGAAGAATTTCTATCAAGTAAACTTGAAACTACTTCTTTTCCATCATTTACATTTGTGATTAACTCATTATCTATTTTTGTTCTTCTAATACCATACAATGAAATACTTTCTGAATTTTTTTTTCTTACAACAGTTGGTATTGAATACGTATATGTCACATCTACATTATTAGTTCCACCAGCAGGAATGCTACCTGATTCAAAAATAATCTGTCTGGCTTCTTGATCAATCTTATAATCAAATGTTTCTCCAGAATCTGGAGCATAACCTTTTTGAATAACCCCTCCAACAGTAACCTCTGCAGTCAAAGGCTCATATTGTAAGGTAAAAGCATCTTTTGAACCAGTCCCGTTAAATTCTTCAAAAAATGTATATTGTTGTCTTCCACCAAATAATGTAACATCATTATAAAGATTTTTAGGATCATCTAAAAATGAAGTACTCAATATATTTACTCCTCTAGAAAACGTTTGACCACTAGACGAAGTTCCAAAAACACCAAAGTTCACACTTTTATTTACATCTATATAAAAATCATATAAATCTTCTCTAATTCCACAAATTTTTTGATAACATTGAAACAAAGATTTATTTCTAAATAAACCATTTTCAAGATATACTTCTGTAGTTTGAACATTATCTAAATTAAAATCATTTGATTTTCTTTGAAAAAACTTTAAATCATCAATTCTAAAAGTTGTTTGTGGATATGGACTTAATGTTCTAATATCAAATTCTATCCAAGTAACATTGGCTAAATAAGGTGCAATATTTTCTCCAGTTGGTTCTGCAATATTAAAAATTAAGTAATTCCAACCATCTGAAAAATCTGCAGTAACTTTTGTATAATAATAAGAATATGTGTGGCTATTTCCTAAATACATTGTAACATAATCTAACTTACTTGCATCAGCTATAAAAAAATACATACCAAGAGAATAATTATCTGTTATATTATATGATGCAAATGTTTTGTAAATTGAACCACCTGAGTAAGTATCCGTTATAACTCCTTTTAGACAATTAGTTCCAACTCTTGCATGTGGGTTTCCGTTTGCATCACTACTTGAATCAACATCAAAAGAATCATAAGACGGTGGATAATTCCAACCAGTTGTAGCCTCACAATCATCAATATCCCTCGGTTTAATTAAATCCTGAAATGCTAATTCCCTAACCATTACAGATAATTCCCTGTTTTTAAATGATTTTAAATCAACCATTAATTTATTCAATTTTAGTGTATAATCACCTCCATTTATTTCAATTACCCTACCAAACTTTACATTTCTTTTAATAGGTTCTATATAACCTCCAAAAACTCTTTTTCTTGAAACAATTGTATTATCAACTGTTGAAATTGAAGTAACTCCTGATTCAGAAGAAGAAGTCAAATAAGCATTCATTTTATCTGTTGGAGTCAAAAGTGTAGCAGATGTTTTAATTCCATCTAAATAAAAATCTATATTTCCATCTGTCCAATCAATTATTATATCATGAAAATCAGTGTCTGCAGTACCAATAATTTCGGCCCAAAATGTATCCCCATTAATTACTGCAATTATTTGAGTAGAAGTCGCGTAAATTAAAATATACTTATCTGTAGTTGGATTATAAAATCCAAAATAAGTAATATTAATATTTGAAAGATTATCAGTAAATTTAACCCTTGCTTTTAATATTTGTTCAAAAAAAGTTTCATTTGAAAATACTTCAACATAAACTGCATTTGTTGATGTCATTTCTAACGCATCATTAACTATTGCAGTTCCTGCAGGTTGAGGATCAGTCCAAGTTGTTGTATTATATGAAGAGAAATCATCATTTATTAAATAAAAATCATTATCAAGCAAAACTAATTCATTACCAGCTTTTATTGAATCATAAAATGTTCCGTCTCGATCTAAACATTTTAAATTAAAGGTCCCACCCCTAATCGTAAGATCGTTGCTACTATTAAATTGAAGTACGCCTTCAACATCAACATCATTTATTTTTACTTGAAATCTTTTCATAATATCATTAATGTACTAGCTTCAACAAAATTTGCAGTATAAGTTAAATTATTATTTTCATAAACAAAATTTAATCCTTGTGGAACCACAAAAGCAAGTTTTTCATAATTTCCACTATCTGGAAATATAACACCTAAACATAAAACTTCTGCTTGAACTAAATCTACTGTTGGTTGAGCAGACCAAGTAACATTATATGAACAGGTCTTATCAAAATCTTCCATCCGATCAGATAAGTACCTTACACCAGGAGGCATATTTGCAGTGGTCTTATGAAGAATACCTTTAAGTGTTATAGTCCTTACCTGTGTGTATGGATCTTGTATCCATGGGTGCATTTCCATAGGAATATCCCAAGCATCCACCTTTTTTTTATAATCCCAAATAACTTTTGGTTCAGGATATACACAATATCTTACATCATCTACATCCTTTGCAAAATTACCATAACTTCCAGTTGTCCCATACAAAGTAACACTCATTCATATCGCCTCAAAGCTTCAACAAGAATTTCATCAAATTTATCCTTAAAATCATCTAAATTATTAGTTACAACTGTTCCAATATTTATTTCAAAATTTATTGATTTTCCACTCATCCCTGTTGGGTTTTTAGTCCCGAACAAATAATCAGATGGATTAGTTTTAATCAAACTTCCTGTTGGAGTCATAACAAAATCATTAACATTTTGATAACCAAATACTCCAGCAGAAACTACGTCACGTACTTTGTCTTCTGTTTCTAATTCTTGTACCGATTTTCCAGAAAAAAAACTTTTCACTAAATTTCTTGCATATCTTATAATTCCATTTATTGCAGAACCTAAACTATTTGCAGTCGATGTAATTGTTGTTGTCCAGCTGCTTAATATTGGTTTATATATTTCAATAAGTCCAACAATTGCATTTGTGAAAGTTTCCCATTTTAATAACATTGCTACTGCCGTAATTGGATTCCTAATAGCTAATAAAATTTGAACATTTACAATAAGAGCATTATATAATATACTAGCATAATCATCTTCTTCTGGCGGAGTAAAACCTAAAAACTTCGCAATAGATTCATTTAATGTATTAAATATAGTCTGAGCATCTTCATCACCCAAAATTAAATTAAAAAATTTTTTAATCAATAAAAACATTGTATTAAATAAATCCTGTACTAATTTATCCCCAAGAACCAATCTAAAAAAATCAATAACTAAATCAATCACTACATCAAACATAAGTTGAATTGTTTTTGTTGGATCCGTAACAAATGAAAAGAAATTTGTAACCCCACCAGTTATTTTATCCCATAACCCAGAAATTAAAGCATCTTGTGAAGTTTCAATTATATCCTCACCTGTTTCAGTCTGGCCAATAATATTATAAAATCCTCTTTCAGGAGAATATTCTTCAAAAGTTTTTCCACTTATTAATGTTGAAATCCACGCACCTAAAGAATCTCTAATTGAGTTCATCATAGCTATAAGCATCTCTGCTGGATCACCACTCATAAACGCTTCTTTTTGTGAAGATAATGCAGTCATTAAATATTTTCTCAATGGTTGAAATATCATATTCATAATTTTTACTAACGGCATAAGCATCCAGATTAACGGCATCAATAATACTGAAATCACGTCTCCTATTGGTTTGATAATAAGCATTATCATTCTAAAAAAATTTCCAATTACTTTCATTAATGATTTAGATGAACTAACAATTACCATTATACCTCCAGCAATAACTCCAATAGTAGCCAACATTCCAGAAGAAACAATACCTCCAGCAATACCGTTAGCCATACTTTTTCCTGCTTTACCTCCTTGAGTCATACCTAGTATGTTTTCAATCAATCCACCTCCAAGTATACCATCAAGAAGTGATTTGCCACCCTCTGCTTTAGAGGTACCTCCACCAGCACCCGCACCTGTTGCTGCACCTGCACCCTTGACCAATATTTCAATAGTTCTATCTGCCATGTTATCCCTTTAGTTTATTTTGCTCATCTATAATCTTCTCTTCAACTCCAATTTGATTTTCAATAACACAAAAATAGTCCATGAGTAAACTATCTTGTTCATACAATCCACCACCAATCGGCAAAACCTTAAATTTCCTGCATAAATAATGTTCTTGTATAATGCTATTGACTTCAAAATCTGTTATTTCACACTCTCCCCTACTTCTAACGAACCATTCTAACTGTTCTGCGATTTTTTTTTTGGTTCTGTAAGTTCTTCGATAAATCCCATTAGAACATCAAAATCATCTGGATCTGCTAGATTTTCAAACTGTTCCTGTGTTGGAATTCCTTCTACATTAGGCATTTCAATTATATTTTTCAAAAGTATATTTAGTCTTTGTTCAAAAAGTGCTTCTATATTTATATCTGCACTTTTTTCAGTTTTCATTTTAATGTGATGAGAAAGCTTTTTTTTCATAGCCATTTTTTCTCCCATGGTTAATTTCTTGAAACCATATCTGCCTGAATTGGTTTCTACAAAATAAACCATGATGTCTTTTCCATTTATTGTTTTCATTTCACTTTTCATTATTAATCACCTTACCATAAATCTGATACTGTATCGTTGAAATCAGACAAAATTAAATCTTGTGCTGTAAATGAATATGTTTCTGAGATCATATCTCCATCTACAGGATGGGCCCGTTCTAAACTTCCTAATTTAACAGTATCCATATCAAACTTTATTCCTCTATAAGCCGCCAATGTTTCAGTCAATTCATTGTCTACAAGCATATCAATACTAACTGTCTCTGAATCCAATGGAGTAGTTCCACCAAGAGCATCTGCAATCTGTGTATCTGTTCCATCATAATTTAAAGATATATTACCAGTAATTGCTCTGTCTCCTTGTTCAAGAGCATTTATGAATTTATCAGTAGACATACCCTCACTTCTTTTCAAAGAATTTGTAACTGTAAAATTAAGTTCAGTTACATTTACATTCGCAACATCATCAATATTCAAAAGTCCTTTTCTGTGATACATGTAAGGTTCATCTGGAATTTCAGTAATTGTTTGAATATCTGTATCAGTCGTAATTTTCTGTGCAAACACTTCAACACTTGCCCTGACAGGTTCTCTTAACCCTATTGCAAATGAAATACTATTGCTCTTGCAGCCTGTTAATGTAATATTTTTATTTGCTCCAGAAACTCCAAATTTCAAAGTATACGGAACTACTTCATATTCTACAGGAGTTGCAATCGTAGATGTTGAATCCTTTGTACCTGATAAGTGTGTATAATTACTAGTATTTGTTACCGGACTCGTAGTATCATAATCTCCGATACTAGCCGTAGCAAAAGTACAATTTTGCATGAAATAATCTATTTTTGCCCCACAATAGAAACTTCCATCAAGCAAAGCTCTGCTATTTATCCTTCCACCTGCAAAAACATTAACTGTCTGATTGTCTCCTGTGACAGTTGGAGTCCCTTGAATCATACCAATGGGTGAAGACAAACTTCCTACGTTTGTACCCCATTCTGCTTCCTTTTCAAACCCTATTCTTGTCTTTTTTCCACCATATAACGCCATTAATACCACTCCACAAAATAATTAAATTCACTCAATCCCCTATCTTCTGCTTGCTCCTTATAAATCTTTTCTGCTTTTCGTTCCAAGATTCTCCCTCCTGTTGAACTCCTTTATCAATATTTATTTCTTCCTTTGTTTCCTTTTCAATCTTCTTCAAAAAACCACCCTCACTAATACGTTTTCATATAATTAACCCTAATTGTACAATATTCTCTTTTTATTTTGTGAGCCTCATCCAACCCATTATAATTCGGATCAGTTGCAACAATATCAATCAAACCACCAATATCATTATTCTTCCTAATTTGTCTAATCTGATCCTGGACATCTGTCATCATGAAATCAATTAATTTACTTCCTGAATAATTCTCACTGCTTATTATATAATTTTTTCCTGTTCTGACATAAATTTCAAGTCTAAAAGACGGTTTCAAAAGAATTATTTCATCTCCAACTCCACCGCTCTGTTCTCCAGAACCTCCAACATTACTCAAACTAATCCTAGGCATTTCTGCTTGTGTGTGTGCATCATCATCATAAATCCAATTAGATCCTGTGAAATATGTGACTGAAATATTATCTGTTCCAGTTGCAGGAGCAGAATTAAATTTAATTTTACCTGCAACACCGCCTGTTCCGAAGTCTATTTTATAATCTGAAATTAATCTTTGTTCCACTGCACCAATTGAAACTGATGAAATATATGATAAATTTGCATTACTAAGTTGAAAATCAGTTTCAGAATCGTCACCACTAAACGTTTCTGTATTTGTTGTTGCCCTGTTTGCAGGATCCGTTATTCGCTTCCTCAATTGATTGAGCAAAGCCATTTTCAAATTCATCATAGAATACACCTTGTAAATCTATAATTATTGAAAGAATAATATTATTTAAAAGGTTTTGCTTAATAATTAATTTTAGTTTACTTTAAATCAATAAAGTTAACTAAATCATCAATTAGTTTACTTACCATATTTTATTTTAATAGATTTAATCGCTTTTACAATCGCATCATCAAGCAAAGAATCATCCTCTATTGCAGGTTCAATAAATGGTTGTGCAGTAGTGCCTTTTTCTGCAATTGCTTTTTGAACTCCTTTTGCTTTAGAAACAGCAATTTTTTCTGATGTTCCAAACTTTTTTTTCAACCACTCGATCAATAAATCTAAAGGCACTACATGAGGTAAACTCCCTAATTCAACTGCCTTTGAATGTGGTGCAGTAGAAACAACCCTATACTGTCCTTTCCCATCATCAATAACCTTAACTCCTAATGCAAGTTCTCCACTAACAGAAATAGGTTTTCCTTTATACTTACTATTTTTAAAATTAGGATCATTCAAATTCATAACTATTCTACGTTTCAAAGCATACGCATAATATCTAGTTATTTCATTCCTCAAATCAAGAACTAATTCCCTCACTTGATCTCTTGAATTAACCTTAAGAACCATCTACAACAATCCGTTTAATCATCCACTTTCTAAAAACAACGGTTCCTGCATGAGTTTGTTCAGCCATAAGTGCTTTCACTTCATAATCAATTGATCTGACCGTAATCTTATCAAAGATATTCAAATTATCTGTGTAATCAGTATACAAAATCAATTCATTGTCTTCAAAATAACCCTCACGTGCAGTATTTCCATCTTTAGAAACCTTATTGACAACTGCTTTAATTGTTGTTGCAGAACCGTATGAATTAACTCTGCCTCCTGTCTGTGAATCGATTACTTCTGTGTTCACATACCAAGAAACATTTTCTCCAACTTCTCCAGTTGCAATAATAAAATCTGCTTGTATTGTCATATTATCCCCTATAATCTTCGCAAATTAAATTCGCCGTGTTTGTTTGTTATGTTAGCAGTAGCATCGCTTTGAACCGTCAACCAAACAACATCTCCGACAGAAATATCCAAAACACAAGTACTTGAACAAGAACCTAAATCGTTTATCGGGTACTTTCGTTCAGCTGTGGATTTATTTTGCGGTATCGTGTTTATGTTCATTTTCCAAGTTAATATACTCGCAGCCGCTGGAGTAGTGCTCATTTGCCAACTCGCGGAATAAATACCTGCTGAACCTGTACCAGCTATTAATCTTGCCCCTTGGTCAAAATCACTGGCACCGTCATTAGCAACCCATGTATCAGAAAAATAAAAATGCGTGGAATCAACCACTGTAACTTGAAAAATACCATTGTAATTCGTAGTACCTCTGATTGTGATAATATCGTTTGTAGCTAAACCATGAGTAGACGTAGCCAAAACAGTACCTGCCACTGTTCCACTGTAATCCGCATAAACAGAAATCGCAGCTGTACTTCCTGTTTCAAAAGTCCAACCTTGAACCAAACCAGTTTGGATTATACCATTCAACGCAATCGGCGTATCTGCAGTTTCTATAACAGTCGCAGTAGAATTATTGTAAATATATGCTTCACCATAAGCGTCGCCTAAGGTTCTTAATTCGTGTTCAATTCCTGCACCGTCTTGAAAATACAAAACATTATCTGATTTCGGATATACTTTTCCCCAGTTAGATAATGCCGTCGGTGTAGTAATTTCCTTTAATGTAATTCCATTCTTAAATGTAGTTTTATGACTCATATTATACACCTAATTTATCCATTGTAATTATAAATTCTACTTGTAACCCAATCGGAATTGCCGTAGGATTTACTCCTGCGTCAAGTGCAACCCTTGTTAATTTTAATCCAATCACATCAGATTCTGATAATGATGTAGCAGGAATAATTGCTGTAAATGCTGTTTCACGTTCACCATAAAGCACAGTTCCGATATTAACATCTCCTGTTGTTAATGTACCTGAATGAGTCGGATTATTTATCCCCTCGCTGCCATCTTCAGGAACTGCTGACCAATCCAGTTGCCATTTAACTTTCGCAGATTGTGTTGCATAGACTTCATTAACAGCCCAGTTAATATTTAATTGAATGTCTGTTATTCCATCCCAACGCTTAGGTAATTCCTGAACAAAATAAACTGAGTCTCCAATTCCAAACGCATAACCTGAAAAGTTACCCACGTATACGGTCGTGGGTGCTGCTACGGCTTTACCTGTTGATTGTATAGGTATTCGTATTCTTCGTTGATACTTGGCAGTGCCGTGGAGATTCAACTCACCATCTAGTTTGAACTTCGCGTAATTTGTACTGTCTCCAAATGTGGTTTTATGGCTCATTGTTTCACCTTATTTAACATGCCAATTTGTTCCATCGCTGTATATATCTATACTGTCACCATTAGCGTTTATTACAACTGTGTCGCCGTTGTTGATTTTCTCTGCTCCTTCTGTATCGATTGTAATGTTGTTCACTCCAGCGTTATAACTTGCATCTTTAATTGTGATGAGTCGTCCCGATACACACTGAGCAGTTGGCAATGTTAGACTTGTTACTGCTGCAGTTGTAGGATAAGTTACATTTAAAATATAATCTGTAACCAAAAGGTCATATGTTGCAGCATTTACTGTCGTAACTTTTCCGGTTTGCCCTCCTTGGACATCAAGATTTCCAGAAAAAGTACCAGTTGTAAATGCACCAGCCGCTGGTGTAACTTGCCCGATTGGTGTGCCCTCAAGGGTGTCACCAGATACTTTTGGTAATATTGATGTTCCTACTTTCTTAATAGGGACAAATTGTTGGACTCGTTCACTCATTCACATCACCCCAAGAAAGAATAGGTTACACCCTCAGTGCTAACAGTAGAATCAACGTAAACCTCTGCCAGATTATCAGTCGCTATTGTTATGCTATCACCTGAATAAAGTGGCGTTCCCCGTCTTGTTGCTTCAGCCGCTACGCAAGTAACTCCACCGACAACTACAACACCAGTATTATTTAATTCTGCTGTAATTGTAACCTCTTTGACTACTGTCGAACTCGCTAAAGTTTCTCGTGTTCCTGCAGTCGTTACTTCTTTTCTTCCATCGCCAACAGTTGAAGAAACAGTCCCACTTTGAACGACAAACAAATTGCCGTTAATATCAGTATGAAGAATTGCATTGTCGCCGTCTGTATAAGTAGGTTTTGAAGCTCTATAAACTCCACCAGACAAAGTAACTTCAGGAGTTTTACTCTCTACAATAGATTCATTTAATTCCTGTTCTGTTCCTAAAGATTTTTTCAACCTATCCCTTATATTTCTTCTCTGAGCCATTTAATCACATCCAATTAATTTTTAAAACATAAAGGTCCTAACACCAATATTTTTCATCAATTCAGTTTTTTCCCTAAATAATTGAGTTGCTGTCTCTCTCCATTGCGTATAAGGCTCTCCCTTTTGCACGTGAAAATCTCCAATATCATAACCAACAATATCAGTATAACTTTCTCCAACAACCCTAGAAACAAAAGCCAAACTACAACAAACTTGAGCAAATCTATCTACATCGGGCGGAACTTCTAATTTTGTAATTATTGATCCCGATTCATGATTATAACTCAAATTCATTACTAAATCTTCTGTAGTACCACCAGAAATAATTTGAGTTGTTTCTATCTTACCATCCATACCCTCAATCATAACCCAGTCGTTGTCAGAAAACAAAGAACCATCTGCAACAACTACTGTAACAGAACTTCCCGATGATTCAGCAGCATCAAGTGTTGAAGAAACATTTGATTTATTGACTAAACCATATCTATATTTAATTTTACAATATAATGGCTTAGTTATCTTCCAAGAAGATTCCTCTGCAGAATCAGTTAAAATTAAAACACCAGATTTTAAAAAATCAACGTAATTTGTTGAAATGTCTGTATCACCTATTCTCACAGCCAATACATTCAAAAGAGGGGATTTACTCAAAGAAAGTCTTTCACTTCCAGTGCCATTTAAAATTTCAAAAGTATCAGTAGGAACAAATTTAGTGTTTAAATATTTTTCAATAGATGATTCTACTCCAGTAAGGATTGTTATGCCGTCATTGTCATTAATCAAATCAGTGCCAATTCCACTTGTAGCCCTAACCTTTGCTAGAGTAGTGTATACCATCTAAACACCTTAGAAATTTTTCAATCCAGCCTGTGGAACATACTCTACAGTAACAACCATGTTATCAGTAGCAACTCCAGAAGCCGCGTCTGTTTTAGTCAAAGTTACTGCAGTATTTTTTGGTACTGAAGTATACGCTAGAGTTACTCCAGTCTGTGCTGAAACATCCAAAGGCAAAAAAGCCGTGAAACTTGCATTGTCTCCACCACTCAAAGTAGTGAATTCAGCAATTTCATCTGTTCCTGTTCCTGCAGTTCCCTTTCTTTCAAAATTAAAAGTTGTTGCATTTGCCGCTGCTGCAGCAAGTGCCGCTGCATTTGTCATGTAAATATCTGTAATCACACAATCAAACGGAGCAACAAAAACAACTCGCTCATCACTTGTACCTGCTGCAATTGTACCGAAGTACCCGCTTTGACTGGTCACAGGTTTTCCTAATGCTTTACCTGACATTTTATCACCTCAAAATAAGGTAGGGGTAATTCCCCTAACTTATAATATTTCTCCAACAAACGAACTGAATGCAGGAGCTTTGTTGAGTATTGTCTCAAACATCGCAATGTGGAATTTCTTTGAACCGTTTGTATTTGCAAGTTTTTCATAAGTTGCATCTTGCAATACTCTCATTTCAATCACGTTTGTATCAAGGAAATACAATGCTTTGCTTCCGCTTGCATTTGTAAGTCTCTGTGATGGAACAATTGGAATACTACCAGTCATTGTTTCAAGAGTCAAAGGTGCTGGAATACCGAAACCAACAGAACCGCCCAACTGTCCAGGTGAAATTCTCAAAGTATCAATCATTATTCCTCTTAGATCTCTAGCAACTGCAGAACCACATCCACCTATACTAATTTGTCCGGAATCATCGAATGAAAACTGTGATGCTTCTTCGACATTATCCCATTCAAGAGATGAACTGTTCAAATCAACCTTATTTGTGGTGCTTTGTAATGCAATCAAACCATCATAATCAGTTGCAGTTGTACTGTTATTACCGTTCCAAATCAAATCATCTTCTTTTTCTTTCAATGCTTGCATTCTGTTTCTTATCTGATACTGCATTGAACCAGAAACGTTCCCTGTTCCCAAATTTCCACCAACACCTACACCAGTTGGATTATTTGGATAAACTGAATATGCAGGCATAGCTGCATTCATAGGTGCAGTTATTCTTCCAGTACTTTCAAGGAACCTGATTGCTGTTGCTGATTGATCTTCAGTATCACTGACATCTACAAGGACAGGATCCTCAGTAGTAGTTACTGCAGAACCTTTTGAAGACAAAAAGTTAAACACTGCATACATTCCGATGTTAGTTACTCTTTTAATTAACTCAGTCCAAGGTGTAAACTTAATCGATTGATCAATTAACAATTGATCAACTGCAACTGGAACCATTGCATAACCTGCAGTTCCTGCTCCACCTGCTTGAGTAGTCATCGCCTTTAAATAAGGCTGTAGCATTGATTTAATTTCTTTCCTAGAATCAAATTCTGCTAGTGGATCCAAGTAAGTCATTCCATCTGGCATTCCGCCGAAAGAATTAACGTAACTTGCACCGCTTAGATCGTTACTTGTTGTTGCTGCATCTCCAGACATATTTATTCCCCCAATTAAAATACGTCAAGTGGACTGATTTCTTTTTCAGCATCCTTGACTTTATGATCTACAATCGATTTCATCTGTGGCTGTTCAAGTATAGCTTTCATTTCTGCAACTTCTTTCTGTGTACTTTCAAGTTCTTCTTTTAATGCAGAAACTTCAGATTTTTCCCCTGATTTTTCCTCTACTTTTTCAGGTTTATCTTTACTTTTTACTTCCTCTATTTTTTCATCTTTGACTTCAGCCAGTGATTTAATAGCTACTTTTATTTCATCAACTGATTCTTTCAAAGATTTAATTTCAGAGGCAATATCTACAACCACTTCATCATTCTTTGTTTCTTTTTTATCTTCCACTATATCTCCTCCTGTTTGTTCAACAAAATCTAAAGATTTCGCAAATACCTGCTTTATTGTTGCTGTTGGATTAACTGGATTACCAGTAAAAGTAATGTTTAACAAATCAATTTTCTTCAAAAGTCTTGTTTTTACATTTCCTTTCATTGAATAAGTGTAATTTTTTGGTCTAAACGCAAAACTAAACGCATGTAAAAATTTATCTTTCAAGGACCCCCAAGTTTCTTTAAATTTTGAATTGTGTTGATTTAATTCAGCTTTGACTGTTATTGAATTGCCATTAAAAGAAAAATCAGCTATTTTTGCAATTGGCAGTATTGAATTGTTTAATTTAGTTTCTTCTTCTGACTCACCCATAAACGCTTCATGTTCAACATCAAAAGTAATGTTTCTGCTTTTGATCTGATCCACCATATCAGCCATGCATTCAGGAGTAACAATATCATTGACTAAATCTAAATCAGAATTTGTAAATTCACCAGTTACAAAATACTTTTTACCTGATTTTGTTTCAACAATTTCAGTATTTAAACTATTTGTAAAAAATTTAAAAATGTTACTTCCCATATGAAAAGAAAAGAATTAGCTTATTTAAAAGGTTTTGCTTAATTGAACTGCAGGGTGAAATGGAAAAACACCCCGTAAATTCAATTGGTGACTGAATGAACTTATATGCTATGAACTAGAATTGTTCGTATTTTGTCGTCTGTTGATCCACCGATATAAATTTTTGTTTTATCAGTTGAATCTATCTTCATTGCATCTGTTACTGCAGTTCCAATTATGTCCTGTGTTGCTGTTGCATGAAGAGCTGTTTTAATTCCTGAAAGCCCTGTGACTGTATTCAAAAGAATATAATCACCATCATCTGCTGTTGCAGCTGTTTCAATTATTGATATTCTTATTGCTGATTGTGGTTCATTGGTTGTTTTTAATGTACAACCTGCTGATATATCACCCATAATAATTCCTCCAAACTTAAGTTATTAATCCATAAAGATATTGGTTATTTAAAAGGTTTTCCTTAATCTGGTAAAAAAGAAAATCCAGACCTACATCGAATATGGAATGGCGGGTGCAACCAAGATTCTCCTTTATAATGAAACTTCTCCCCTAACCTAACCCTCTTATTAGACAAATAAGTGCAAATTTCACTTCTTCTACTATCATTAATTGTCAACGGTTCAATCCAACCAGTCTGATCACTTTGAACAATAGCACTATAACTTCCAGAATTAACTGCTCTGTTCGTTTCACTAATAGCAATTGACTCAGACCTATTCTTTGAAACCTTGAAAACCTTTCTTATGTCCTTAGCCAATTCAGTATAACTAGAATGCTCTAATATACCTCTTTGAATAGTAGTGCGTAACTTTTCCCGGGTATCATCACCTAAATTCTTGACTAAATCAAAAGTATACTCTTCAATAAACTCCATCTCTTTAGGATAATTGAAATTTCTATCAAACTTCTTTTCAACAATATCCATACCTGTAAAATAATTCTTTTTGATTTCTTCCATCACTACAGGTTTTAAAGACTCAAGTGAAAACAAACCTAATAAAAAATCCAAAATACCCTTTTTTTCAACGCTTTTAATCTTAGCAATAGGATTCTTCATTTTCTTTTTTAATTGAGATAAAATTAATTTTTCCTGAACAAGCAAAGCAGAATCAATGGCTTTAGTCAACGGCTCCCAAACAACATCATTAAAATTAATCTCAATCTTCACTGGAAGTGCTTTTAAACTTTTTTTTTTTAAATTTTCAGAATCATCATTATCTTCTTCTTCTTCTTTACATGGATTATTCTCATTAGATTCAGGTTTTTTGATTGGTTCTTCTATCTCACTCAAACCCATTTCAACACGTGCTTCATTTGTAGTAATCAAATTTCTATCTGAATCACCCCAAATAAGAGTACGCTTTTTGATTTCCTCATCCAAATCTCCTTTGTCAAAAAAGAATTCAACCTTACCCTCATATTGAGTTCCTTTGATCCAAGGCAAATCATTAATGATTTGAGAATTAATGTAATAAGTCCACATCTTGCAAAATGGTTTAATTATTTTCCTTTTCTGAATCTTATCCTGAACTTGATCCGTGGCTTTTTTACTGTCCTCTGTAAAGCCCATTTCACTAGGAGTTACACCAAAAGACGAAAACACAATTTTCATAAACCACTTTTGCTGTTCTAACAATTGCAGCTCAAGATTACTAAATGCAATTCTTTCAAACTTACCTGCTTTAGGAATCACAGGCATCGCGTAAACGTCTTTTTTCCAATTACCTGCACTGTCCTTAGTAGTCATTCTTTCTCTCAACTGTTCTCTCAAAGCCCTTGCATTTTCACTGCTAGCACCATCCATAGTGAAAACGCCTTTAGGAACTTCATTACTAGTAAAATACTCTAAATTGCTGTCTAAACCATACATCAATAATTGCAATGTTTTTTGCAAACTTTCAACAGGAGAATAACCATAAACAGAATAAGTCCGTGGATTCCTCATCATATAAACAATTTCATTTTTATTAAATGGAATCGGGTATGTTGGAACGTTCCAACCATACTGATAATAAGCTCTATTTTCAGGCATTATACCATAAATATCAGGATTCTTCGTAAAGGTCCCTGCATCTCTACTAAATAACTGTACAAAGTCACCACGCCTATTGAATACTTTAACTAAAACACCTGCATCCAATTCCAAAATATCTCTAGTTCCGGTCCTCAAAATATGTTCAAAACTTTCCTCATTCTTATTTGGATTATCTACCCAAGCCTTAGTTTTCTTAATCAATTCTTCAGGAACTTCCTCATCTTCAACTGCTCTGATACCCCAGTCAATAGAAGAAATCTCATCACAAACAGTATTAATCACCATCAAAGCATACGGAAACCCAGCAACACGTCTTAATTCAAAAACATCTTTATTCAAAGGTTTTCCAAAAGCAGGGTTAATCAAAAATTCAGGTATTCTAGCCTTGTAAATATCACTATCTTTTTTATCAAAAGGAACTTCGGATTCATTTTGTTTATTTAACTTACTGATATCGTTTTCATTTAAATTATTTCTATTCTCTACATGAGCAACAGTTTCCCTAGGATTTATTCTTCTATATATTGTATCAAAAATACCCATTCAATCACACAAATTCAACAAAAAAATCATTTCCTTCAAACATACCTATATTCAAAGCATCTGCGAAATCAGGCGATTTTTTAGTTTTTTCCTTAATTATCCTAACTCTCCCTCTTGAATCAAAATCATACCTTAACTCACGCAACTCCATGAGCAAACGTGACCTGTTAGGATGATTTAAAATCTTTACTTTTCCATCACTTGCATTTTTCACTAATTGTAAATACCAAAACGCTTTGCAATTTAAATACTTTTCTTTTTCTTGAGGCGTGTCAGATCCACCAACAAATGGAATAACACTTGAATTTGTAATTACCTCTTTCAACCTGTCAAACGGACCGCCACCTAATCCAGGTTCATCTACATTTATTGCATCAAAAAACGTTTTTTCATGCAGATTCTTAATCTTACCAACAGTGACCATTGTATCTTGTTTTTCATAGTATATAATATCAGTAATATAATAAATTCCACCTCTGAACTCAATTGTTATCAAAACCGTTAAATCCAAACCAAACCGTGCAATATCTACACCTAATTTTCTCACAGTGCAAGGGTGTTTCATAAAATGAGGTTCGTCTCTTTCAGGCAAATAAATCATTTTCTTCAATGCTTTTTCAGGAAATAATTGATCAGTTGCTTCATCTGGAAAATCTGCCTCATACAAAATTCTAAACTGCAAACTTGTTAAATTTAACTTTTGTTCTTCAATAAATTCTTTTGTAACTCTCCCCTCAGCAAGAGCCGTCCTCCAGTCAACGTGAATTTTAAAGAATTTTGGATCAGTCCAATGTTGATAAAATTGATTGTTTTTGTCAAACGGGTTTCCTATTTCTACTAGCATAGAGTCTGGATCATCTCCAAGCATACGGCTAATTCTTTCCTGATACACTTCTAGTGGTACAAGGCAACTTTCATCCAAAATTACTAAATCTCCACCAAAACCCATAATCCTAGCTGCTTTTCCTTCTGCAGACAAAATCATTAATTCGCAACCGTTCTTGAACGTGATTCTGCTTTTTGTGACCTCTTTTTTTAATCGATCTGCACCACTCGCTTCATATTCAATTAAATTTACTAAAATATCCGTTCTAGACAAATAATCAGCCATATAATTCATGATTATTCTGGCCTGTGGATAAGTAGGAGCAATGATCTTAATTTTTTTGTTTTCATTAAACAAGATGTACAATAAAACTGCAACGCTTATGCTCATTGACTTTCCGTATCTGGTCATTGCGTTGGCAATTATTCTTTTATGCTCTTTGTATGCTATAGTTCGAACTAACTCTTCTTGTTTTGAAGTTAAAATAACATTAAACAAAGTTTTGCTTAACGTCTTAACATCCTTATTAAATATTAATTCTTTGAGCATTTTAATCTCTCGACTTTTTTACCTGTAAATTCTTTATTTTTCCTATTAAAAAAACACTCTTTTGAACAATATTTTTATTTTTTCAATTTTCATTTTACCAGTCCATGAATTACTTGCTTAATATCGAAACACTTTTTTATTCATTAAACTTTTTTACTTTCAAATAACAAAATAATTGCTTTATTTTTATCCCTTAAACCAAAATTAATAAATAAATCAATTACATCCAATTTATTTAAAATCCCTGTATCTAACTGAAGTAAAAATGTTGATATTTCATTAAAATTTTGAACAAAAACACCTCTTAATGTCGCAATCTTAATAAGTTTTCCATTTAACAAAATTTCTCTATCTTCATTAATTGAAGCCATATAATATCTTTCTTTTTCAGGATTCCAACATCTAATAGTTGTAAATAAATGATTATTCAGCTTATTGTTCCAATTATGTGAGAATTTAACATTTTTAATTTAATCACATCCAGTTAATTTATATCTTGTAAACCAAGCTCTTGTTTTCATATGTTCATAATTACTAAAATCAAATACATTCTCAAGAACAACCATAAGTTCTGTTTTAACAGTTGGGTTTGTTGAATAATTTTTTAACCCAGTCAATAAAAGAATTATTTTTTTTAGGTTTTGAAATATTCCCAACAACTACTATAATGCCTTTTTTATTAAGATATTTTACAAATTCATCAAACTGTTTTTTTGTTATGTTTGGTAGTTTAATATAAGTTGCCTCATCTGTTATTATTTCTTTATTACAATATTTTTTTATTACTATTTCTTTGTATTCATCCATTTTACCACCTAATTTATTCTTTTGCCAGTCCACAGATTACGTGCTTACTATTGAAATTCTTTTGTAATGATCTTTACTTCTGTGATATCAAATTTTGCAGAACATTCAATACACTTAAATAAATGTCTATCATTATCTACTGAAAAAAAATTACTAAGATTATTTGAATTACATCTAGGACAATTTACTATTAATTCAATCTTTTCTATATCATGGTCTACTTCTCCACCAGTTACTTTCATTATTACACCTGTTTATATTTAATTTCGTCAATGTCAAGCTTAACACTCAAACTACAATCTGTTTCAACTTCAAAATATTCAGCATCTACTTCAAGTTTTTCTGCAGCAAGTTCAATTAAATCTTCTTTTGTTATAATAACTTTTACCATTTTTACCACCTAAATTTTAACTTTTGCCAGTCGGAAACTTACTTGCTTGTATCCGAATCACCATCATTCTTCTCAGACACCATCAACTCATCAAAAGCCTCCTTAAAATCAACAGAAGTAATCGCATTAACATTAGCCTCAATACGCTGCTTATCACCAAACACCGATTTCTTAGCATCAATCAAATCACGCAAAAACAAACGCATTTCTTTAGGATCATTAGAATTTGACGAATTCACACCCAACTCAGTCAAACGCTCAATAATCTGAGAATTAAACCCAACCTCACCCTTAACATACAAATCAGACACCAACTTCTGCAACCTAGACGGCATCTGCTTTAACGCACATTTAGTTTTACCAGTCACTTCATCTCTCAACTTCTTCTGGCCAAATGGCTCAGCAAAACATGGATAAATGGGACATTTTCCATTGCACCATTTTCTTTTATTTAATGCTTTACATATTGATTTTGCTTTTCCGCCTTTTATTGCTGACAGTCTTTGTCGTTCTGGATTTCTGTTGTGGTTTGTTATGTTTTCTGGGTTTGGCATTTGATCACTTTTTCGTGTTTTTTTCGAGTTTGGTTTTCGTGTTAATTACTTTAATGTGACTTTATTTATAAAGGTGGTGTTCAAAAAGGGTGTTTTTTTGTGTTTAAACGTCTTTTAACTGCTTTATGAATAGAGATATTATTTTTTTCCCATTTTATCACCACGTAATTAATTAAAAAGGGTTTTTTTTACCACTAACACTAACCCACTCCAAATAATCCAAACTTTCTTTTAAATTTAAAAATAATTCCTCAGGCATATTCCCTTCTTTTTTCAACAATTTAAAATAATCAAGAATGTTATTATACTTTTTTGATATCCTTTCGTTTAATATCCCCGCAATTGCTATTTCTTTAACTACATCTTCCAATCTTTTATTATCCATAACTCTCTTTAATTCAACCTCTTCTTTATAAGAATGTGGTTGATGTTGTACGCAAAATATATCAAATCCTTCGTCTTTCAATAACTCTATTCCCTCATCAAGCACATATTCATCCTTAACAAAACAATCTATACTTACTTTCAGCACATAATCAACATCTATCATTTCATACCACTACTCCAAAGGATTCTCTTCTTCATTTCTTCTATTAATCTCATCATCATCCTGCTGGGCCTGAAGCCTATCCTCCTCAAAAGCAAACTCCTTATCTTTCTTTCTTTGCTCACTTTCTTTCTTTTTACAGCAAGACTTCGGATCATCATAACTTCCAGAATATTCAAAACTAAAACTTGTGTTACCTGTCTCTCTTAATTCTCTTTCCATTCTTTCAAATTCAATACCAATCTCAGAATCAGTTAAATTTTTAATAGCAAAACCTTTTTCACAAAATTTAACTAATTCTTTTAATGCTTCCAGTTTATATGTACCTTCACTTATTTTTTTCACTTCATCACCTCATTTATTTTTTTGATTATTTCTTCTATTACATTGACTGTCACTGCATTTCCCAACTGTTTATATCTTTGACAATCACTTATATTATTTTTTTTTAATGTAAATCCATCACCTTTAGTAGTCCAATTATCTGGAAACGCTTGTAATCTTTCACATTCTGTCGGAGTTAATCGTCTTAATCGTCCTGTAAGTTCAATTGCCATTGTGTTACCAGAGTCAAGGCAATATGTGTTACCATCATCACGGCTTAAATGACCGCTCCCACCTTTGCTATATTTTAAGCTTGGTCGATCTGGGCTTCTTGGTTGCAATGAATGGCAAATTACCTTTTTTTCAATATAAACGCCGTGAATATCCTGCCCGGTCAAAGTAAACATTGGTTCTCCGTTTTCTTTCATTTTTCTACCATTTTGCCTTTTGTTTTCTCTTGCAGGAGTTAAGACGGCCCTTGCTGTTTCCTCAATCATTGGAACATTATTTCCACCCGTTCCCATTTTTGTTGAAAGTGTCGGACTTATTTTGCTCTCTCTGAAACCTTTTGTTCTTGAATCAAATCCTTTTCTGTCATAAATTATTGGTTCTTTTTTTTTGTGCATGCTGTTTATTTTTAGTAAGTATGTAGCTTCCTGTCCCGAGTGCTTCGTATCTTGCTGTAAGTGTATTAGTTTCTTGTCCTTGTATTCCTGAAACCTTTTCTGAATTTTCTCTGAAAGGAAATACTTTTCCGGAACATTTTTTTCGAGAATGTCCAATAATGAAAACCCGTTCTCTGTTTTGGGGTACATAATTTTTGCTGTTGCAAACTTGCCATTCGACATTATACCCCAATTCATCAAACGTTTGCAAAATTGTTTTGAATGTATTTCCTTTGTCGTGATTGAGCAGTCCTTTGACGTTTTCAAGGAGTATATTTTTTGGTCTTTTTTCTTTAACAATCCTTGCGATATCAAAAAACAAAGTGCCTCTTGTATCCATGAATCCTTTTCGTTTTCCTGCGATTGAGAAGCTTTGACATGGAAATCCTCCGACAAGCAAGTCGTGGTCTGGAATGTCTTTAGCATTGACTGTTGTAATGTCTGTTGGTTTGTATTTTGTCCCGAAGTTTTTGTTGTAAACGCTTGTTGCGTATTTGTCAATTTCATAATATCCCTCACATTTCCAGCCATTTCTTATTAAAGCAAGATCGAATCCACCGATTCCACCAAATAATGATATAAAGGTTTTATTTTTTTTAAATTCCATTTATTATCACATCATATTAATTTATTACTCCAATTAATAATATCAAAACTTATAAGTATATTTTCTACAAAATCTTCCAGGATCGGCTTTAGACTCCCAGAACTTTTCAGATAAAGGATAACAAATCTTCATATATTTCATTAAACTCTTCAAATATTCCAATTCTTTTTTTAAAGCATTAAACCTGTTTGTTTTTCCATACTTTACTGCTTCTCTTTTTATCATTTTATTTTGATTAGAAATATCTTTTTTAACTTCACTTAAACAAACATTAAATAATTCTTGCTTACTTTCAATTAATTTCTTCAATAAATCACCTCAATCTAATTGATTTATAATCTTTTTGTGAAATCATTTCTTCTCTTTCAAGCAAAATTATTGCAGCTCTAAAAATTTCTACATTAATAATTTTTATTTTATTAAGTTCTACAAATAAATTTTCTTCCATTATTAGTTCTTTGTGTTTTAAACCAAAATTAAAAATTCTTTTTTTTGCACCATTAATCTTATGTTTTCCATATTTAATTTCAATTTCAAGTAAAAAAATATCTTCTTTAAATTTTATTTTTTCATTGTTTCTCTTGATTCTTTCAATTACAAAAGGTATTAAAAACAATATCAATAAAATAACTATTATTCCTTCCATAAAATCACCTCATTCATCTAATAATTCTCTTACTGCTGTCAATCCCCACCTTGAACAATGTAACAAATTATAATATTCATTGTGTTCATTTACTACTGATTCACGTGTTTTAATCCAAGCAATACATCAATTTGATAATACTTTACTTTGATTTCTTTTAACGCAACTTTTTCCTCTTCACTTAACTCCATTTAATCACCATTTATTCCTCATAATCAATTCTTAAATTTCCTAAACTGAATCTATGCCCACACTTTACACAATTATAAACTGTTTCTCCATCATCTTCCAAAGTAAATTCTTTATTTCTACACTTTGGACATATTATATCAATTTCAAAAACTTTGTTTTTTACCATTTAATCACTTTGTTATTTAATCATTTCATTTCATCAATTGCTTTTTGCATTGCTTTTTTATCCCACTTAAAACCCATTTTGCCCCAAGCACAACTATTACAATAATGTTTTTTCTCATTTAACGCACAATTAACCTCTCCAAGGTTGTCAATTCCTATATAATCCATACAATCATAAAACACGGCCCCGCACTCATCACACTTTGTGACTGTTTTTCCGCAACCATTACAGCAAAGTTTTCCACAATCACATTCAATAACTGGGTGCTGTAACATATTGTGCTCGAGTTCTGTTTTATGCAATCTCGAATATTCTCCAACGTTTTTTATAGCAAGAAAAACTTTTTCATCGTCAAAGTCTTTTATATCCATTTCAAATCCGTCATTATTTACCACGTCATCACCTCGTTAATTTCCTGTTGTTGTTCCAATATTTAGTTCCTGCCTATAAAACCAAGAACAAATATGTTTCTTCTTCAAATCCTCTATTGTTTTCTTATAAGCCCTGCAATATGTTCCATCATTATAACTGCAATTCTCACAATCCTTTTTCCATGTGTGTGATCTAACCATTTTATCTCCTCTTTGTTCTATACTTTACCGAACATTTCATACATGTCTTAGACCTCTTATCTTTTATTCCTTCACAATCTGGACAATTATCTACTTCATGCTGCAAATACCTTACATGTCTTGGTTGTCTTTTCAAAGCATCTTTCTTCCAATTAAAATGCTTTTTTCCCTTTGGATTATGAAATTTAATATGATCAACAAAATTCATTAATTTTAAATTTTTTAACCTATTATCATCCCTTTTGTTATTAATGTGGTGTACTATTTCGTCTTTTTTTAAATTTCTTTTAAGTTTATTTTCCATAACCAATCTATGTTCTTGAATAATCTCATATTTACTAAAAATACTTTTTTTGATCCTACAGGCAATATATCCATCAGATCTTAGATATTTCTTTTTAATTTCATGGTTAATCCACAATTATTCCACCTCATTATTCAATTTAATTGAATTTAATTCACTAAATCTCCTCTCCAATTTACTTAATTCTTTCAATGCAATCTTAAAAGTATCGGGGTTCTTTCTTTTAATATTCCTCAAAAAAGCTTTGTTTGTTTTCAAGGCCAAATCAAAAACGTCTCCTTTTTCTCGCCTTTGCATTAACTTAATCAAGTTTGATCCAATCATAATTAATTCGTTCAACTTACTGATTACTTCATTTTCCTTCCGATTCATTCAATTCACCTCAGATTTCTTGTTACCGTCCATTTGCCGTTTTTTCCTACGAAATTAAAACTGCTTTTATTTGCTACTGTTTCAAGGTCTTTTACTGTATCAAGTGTTTCTATACTTTCTGCATTTATTTCAATCATTTTTACCAACTCCTAATTTATATGTTTTATATTTTATATATTAATTATATATTAAGTAGTATATAAACCTTTGTATTCAGCCGTAAAACTAACCAAAAACAAAAAATAAAAAAATAGTAATGGATTAGTAAGGATTCAAACCCCATAAACAACATAACTAAATGGATCAAAACTAATAACAGTTTCAATCAATTTACTAACCCAAAAAAAATATAACGCGATGATGTGCCCGAAAGCAAATAATGAGTTGGTAACATTATTCTATTCCTTTAGGCCCAACGCGTTAAACATGCTCGATTATTTAAAAAATTTATTATCACAAGAATTACATTTAAACTGTGGCTTTCCATTAGCTTTAGCTCTTTCAATATAATGGTACTGCCATCTTCCATCATATAAGTATCCTAGTTCAACATTCAAACTACCACATTTAGGACATTTTAATTTTTCTTTCTTAACTTTAACAGGTTTAACTACATTTTTTATTTTATCAACCAATGTAACATCTGATTTTTCTTCTTCAATTTCTTCCTTTTCAACTTTTTCTGCGTTTTTATTTTTCATTTAGATCCCTCCAAAAATTCTGCTTTCTTAAGCATTAGTTCTTTTCCCATATTAAGCCTTTCTCTTTCAAGTTTGTCCGATACTAATAATTTCACTACAGTAAACATTCTTCCATAGTACTCTGCACTAGATTTTTTACTGTCTCTCTCCAAAGAAAACTCTCTTATCTGCTCAACCTTCTTCTGATACACTTCATCTACAAACAACCTAGTGTTTAACTCCGACTCCCTAGCACTTGCATTAGTATATTTCAGCTTTTTATCCTCACCTATTTCACTACAAACACTAGACGAAACTCTAGACTTAATATCTTGAACCTGTTTTTCCAAAGCCTTCAAATTTTCCTGATTTCCAAAACTCTCAATGTTTGAATTATACGCCAAAACTGGTAAATCAAACAACCAAACTTTCAACACATCAACAGGAGCATTATGATCAACCAGTAAAATATCGCTTTTTTTCTCTTCCAAACCTTTATTATATCTATTTTCTCTTTTTTCCAGATCTTCTAAATCTACAAGTCTTTCTTTATTCATTTAATCACAACCCAAACAAAAATTTCACTATTCCAAATAACACAAAAATAAATAAAATCATTACAATAATTTGCAATACAAAAATTATTTTAACAAACACTGGAACTTCTTTTATAAATTCCTCAAAATCATTCATCTCATCACCCACTTTTCTATTTTTTCAGATAATTCAAAAAGCCTTTCATCACTCACATCTTCCTTTCCACGGAAGAATTCAACTGCAGATCTAAATGAAGATTGTCTAATAATCAAAGAATCTCTTGAAATAACTTTGTTTGATCCAGGTTTATTTTCATGATTCATTTCTACTGTCCTAGGGCAAACATTAGATGGTTTAGATCCAATTGGCCGTTCATTATTACCTTTAGGTTCTGGATAAGTAATTGTTTTAGTTCCTTTAGGCACAATGCGATTGATAATTTTTGGTTTTTCTTCTTCCACTTCTTCATTTATATTAATTTTTTCAACAATTGGTTTCTCTTCTTTGAATTCAGGTTTTTTTGGTTGCTCTGGAATTCCTTTTACAAACCTTTTTAAATGCCTTGACATTGTGTCTTTTCCGTTATGTTTATATTCACTTTTAGAAAAAAACACGGTTACTTCATCACCAATTTCAATTTCATTCTTTTTCAGCTGCAAAAAACTAGGAAAATAATCAAACACATTGAAAACTAGTTTATTAATAATTACTGAATAAAACTTTTTTCCAGTTGAATTTAATTTTAAATTTAATCCGTCAATCTTTCCAGATTCTTCAAATAATTTAATCATTTCAATCACCACTTAATCTTTTAATTTTTTATATGCTTTTTTTCTACATTCATGACATGATCACCTTAAACTTTGATGACAATTATAACATGTGAATTCTCTTGCATTATTACTTGTGTTGCAGTATTTACAACAAACCCATTCTGTCATTTTTACCAACTCCTAATTTATATGTTTTATATCTTATATATTAATTATATATTAAGTAATATATAAACCTTGTTATTATGACGTAAAACCAGTCAATTTATACGAATCCACACCACACCTACCACGGCCATGATCTTTCTTCATAAAACGCTCAATCTTACCACACCTAGGACAACGCCAGATCTCAATATCATACATTGAATACAAATGCTTCTCTCGAACATTCTTAATAAAATCCATCTTAACCTTAAAACCTTGCTGAATGCACACAATACAACACTTATTTTTACGTGCCTTTTCTAATTGATCAGCATACCTTTCCTTTTGCTTACCAAAATCCTCTGTTAAATGTTCTGTTCTTTTCTTCCAACCATAATTAATCAATGCCTGTGTATCTGCAAAAGTCAATCAAAACACCTTTTCATTCATTTTTTCATAAACTAATTTAACAACTTTTTTCATAAGTGCAAAATATTCAGTATCAACAGGGATAATGACATACTCTTTTTCATTTAATTCCATAGTCCCACAATCACTATTTATTTTATCCAACTCTATTGTGATTTCTTTTTCAACATATTTCTGCATTTCTTCAAGTTTTTCCATTTCAAACCACCTTAAACTTTTTTTCAAATACAAAATTTCCATTATCTACAATTGTACAAACCCAACCCAACTTCATCATTGCTGTTTCTATTGAACGCATTTCTGTAAATGGTAATTCTTTTATAATTGATATTTTAATATTCACTCAAACCACCTCTTCAAACGTATTTTTTATGTTTGCTTTTATTTTTTCAGGTATTGAATCTGTTATGTCTTTCAAAGCACATTCAACACAAATATTTTTTGCTTTTGTAAACTTTTTATTAATTCGCACTTCAATATTAACAGAATCAACATTATTAATTTTACAACCACAATCTTCACATTTTATTATATTATCCATTCAATCACCTAAAACACTTTTTTTAATTCAGAATATAAAGTTTGTTTTTTTTCACTAAGTTCAAATATTTTACGTTGCAATTTTATTATTTCATTAATACTTTTTGTATTTTTATTATTTATTACAAATAAATCCTCTGCATAAATACTATTTGTGTTCCCATCTTGATATTGAACATGACAACAATCACTTTTATTTAATTCAGAAACAATCATTACAGTAGTAAATCCAGAATATAATGGTAAATATGCTTTTTTTCCATATTGTTTTTTTCCAATTACTGAATCAACATATCTTTTTGCGTCAACTAAAGAATCACTAATATGTTTAAATCCTAAATAATTACTACACCAAACATCTTTATTTTCAATATATTCAATTATTACTTCTTTATATTTTGTTTCCATTAAACCACCTTACGCATTATTCCATTCGTTATCCATTTCATTATTCCACTCTTTTTCAACAACAGGCATATCAATTTTTCTATATCTTCTATACCTCACGTCTATATAATCGTTTTTTGAAAAATGTTTTGAATATCTGGCTTTCATATGCTTACATAATTCTTCAGCACATTCTTTTGACATATCTTTGTGAAAATCCTTGCCTTCAACTAACGTAATATAAATTTCCATTCAATCACCGTTTTTAATCCTCTTGACATTCAATATAATCAATGTCAATTTCTAACTCTGAAACATCATTTAGTTTTTCAGTGAGTTTTTTAAATGTTTTTTTAAATTCAGATAATGCTACTATTCCTGCTGTTCTTTCTGTTTTAGCACTTATGTCTACAGGCGTTATAAAACTAACCTTTAAACACACAATATATTCTTTCATTTCAAATCACCTAATAATTTAATATTCATTCAAACCACGTTGCTCCCATTTAAAAACACGATTAACTAACCCAAAATCATTCAAACTTTTATATTTTGGAATATCTTTAGGTATTTTTCCTTTCTTAAAATCATTTTCAAGTTCAATTATTGAATATTTAATTTTTATTCCACGATTAGAAACCCTTTTGCTTTCAAGATCCCACCATTTTAATTTATCCCAAAGATCAGGATAATTTTTATAAATCACATATAAACTTAATTTCGATTGTTTAGAACAAAACCAACAACCTAAACGATTAAAATTTACATACAAAGAATTAAACAAATTTTTTTTATTCAAATAATCAATACAATCTTTTTCAGACCACTTCCACTCAATTAAAGGATATTTAAACCGATCATCAATTTTTGAAACCCTATGTTTTTCATCATAAGCAATCCCAACATAAATTTCACTTGCCTTTTTTTGAAATCTTGAAAGAGGTTTTAATTTTGATTCCCTTGCCCACCAACAAGAAAATGCTTCCAATGGAAAACCCCTTGTTTTCCCCTTATTTGATCCTCTTGTTACCTTACCATAAAACCACTTTTCAAACAATTTCTTTTCAGGTTTAAGTACAGTTATTTTTCTCCCGATATGTTTCTCAATAACTTTAATATAATTATATAATTCAGGAAATTCAAAACCAGTATCAGCAAAAACAATTTCGTCAAAATCATAATCTAATTCAACCATTCTTAAAAGCATTGCAGTACTATCTTTTCCTCCAGAAAACGAAATTATCTTTTTCATTTTAAATCACCTAATCATTTAATATTTCTAATAATAATAAACTTACAAATATTCCAAAAGCCATTAATTCAATACATAAAAATAACACTGCTATATAAAGAATTATTTTAGTTGAAATAAACACAAAAAAACTTAACAGCACAGATAAAATAATAAAAAAAATCATTGAACCAACACACAAACCAACAATTCCTAAAAACAATTTTATTACATCTTCTAATTCCATTCAATCACCATTTTTTTAACACCGTGTTATTAATTTTATTTATTTTTTCCGTTATCTTAGGAACATGAAACTCCAAAGATATTTTATCAAGAAAATCATCTAAACAAATACATTTATCACTAACAAACGCTTCGTATAGCTCTTTATGTAACAACTTACATCGTTTACATCTTGAAATCTCAAACACAATAAACGACTTAAAGATTTTTTTATTCTTTGCCTCGTCATCATATTTAATAATAACACGCATATCACCATAACTTAAAACAGATTTTTTCATTTTTACATCACCTAAAAATTTTTGTTGCCGTCCATTTGCCTTTTTTAAGAACTTCAGGTATTAATTTAATTAAATCATCATCACAAATTTTTTTCAAACATTGAACAATTTCTTCAAAATTGTCTTCTGATATTGTTTTGTTCTCTTTAAGTTCCAGTAAAAAACCAATTATGTTTAAAAATGAAAGTTTTCTCAAAATTCCATTATTTACTACTGCTGTTTTAACACCCATTTCAAATCACCTCAAATTCACTTTCACTTTTTTATATTGTTTCCAATATTCAGGAAAAGCATTTTGTATTCTTGCTGTGTTTATTCTATCTGCTTTAATTAAAGCTAGACCTAAAGCCTTTACAAAACTTCCACCGTACTTTTGCATACTTTCTGCAACCTGTATTTTTTCATCTTGATCAATCATCAAATCACCCTTTAATTTTATTTAATTTTTCAAGTACCATATTTAACCTAAAATCATTAGTTAATTCAATTCTTTTCATAAGTATTTTTTTAATTTCTTTTCTTGAAAACTTATATTCAAGCCCATCAAAATTAGAAATATCATCAAGCAATGCAAAATAATTTTTTATAGTTATTTTAGTTCCACCAAGATTTAATCGAACCATCTTTTCTATTTTAGGCCTAGTCATTACAAAACCTTGAATTTCAATAAATTCATCAATTAAAACACTCAAAAGTTTATCTATTGTAGTTTTCATTTTAGATCACCATTTTAAATTATATATTTTATATAATTAATATATTTACTTATATAAATATCTTTCGTTTATTTATATTTATATAGAGAGATAGAGGGAGGGGTCATAGTTCCCCTATTATTTTACAAACACAAACAACAAACCTAAAAAATAAATAATGGTGGAATAAGAACATATATATATACCTTTGAAGCTAAATTGATTCACGCTTTTTACATTAATTTTTTTAATCAAACTTTTTACAATAAAAATATTATAACAGGAATTTTTTTAAAGAATAATAGAGGAAGTGTACCCCCTCCCTCTCTCTCCATATAAATATAAATAAAAAACAGATTATTTTGAAGAAAAAAACCGATTCAAAAACTCATCATCACACTCTTTCGTAGCATTACAAATACAAATTCGTTTTTGCAAAACTTCTAAAGAATCAGAATAAGCAGATTTTTTTGCAGTCTTAAATGAAGAGATTGATCCACACCTACGACATTTGCATGATTTAACTCCCATTTGAACAACAAAGAATGAATCACACTTTTTACATATAATTAATACAAAACTTATTTAAACACCATATATAATATATATATATCATATTAATAATGTATTTATTACTTAAAGAGGGATAAAAAATGAGGCCATCAAGAGAAATAGACGGAAAACAAAAATTAATCACACTAGATAAAAAACTAGTAATAAAAGCAGAAAAACTTCACTTGAACCTATCAAGTTTTTTTAACGAAGAACTAAAAAAATACTTAAAAAATAAATAAAATAATAATGGGTCAAAATTTTAATTTCAACCCATCACTGATTTAATAACGTGGGACATTACAATATACCTATAAGTATATACCTATAATAATTTACCCCACTAACTTCAACGAACCATGTTTAATTAATTCAGCTGCTGTTTGTTTTGGTTTTAAATCATCGATTGTTGGAACAATAACATTATCCCAAATCTGCCATGACATTACTGCAATTATTGTATTTATTGTTGGATCTGTTAATGGAACACCATTAACTGTCATAGCAATTATTTGACCTATAGCCATTCCAGCAATAACTGCTGAACCTGCAATCAATTTTTTCCCTAATCTTTCAATAAAATTCCACATATTTATTCCTCCATTAAAAAAATATTCTTGATAAATAACCAATAATAACCCCACCAACAACAACCAAAGTAACCATTTTTATTTTAAACGGCAAATAATCATTTATTTGAAATTCGTCAAATTTATTGGCTTTTTTAATCAAAAGTTCTATTGCTTTTTGATGTTGTAGTATTGTTTCATCTCTTTTTGCTATCCAAATTTTAATCTCCATCAATTCTTTTTGAATCGCATTTAACTTATTATGAGTTTCATTATCACACATCTTTTTCAATCCTCCATAACAATTTTGTCTTTTAATTCACTTTTGTAAAAACCATTAGTTTGAAGATCCTCAAACATGGTAACGCTGAAAAAATCATTATAAGAAAACCAGTAAGTTTCTAAACCAATTAAATCTTTTTTATCAGTGTTTAATGGGTAATCAGTTAATTTCAACCCCGTCACTTTTTGATTCGTAGAATTAAGATGTCTCCATTTGCCAGTGTCGTCGCGCGCGTAAATCGTGGCGTGTCCTGTGCCTGTTCTTGTCCTCCCACAAGTTACCCACCACCTGCTGCGCGGAACTCCAGCACATGCAAAATACGAACCTATTATGTTACTCCAGTCTTCACAGTCTTTTGCTTTCAGTTTAACAGCTTCAAACGGAAATAACCATACTTCAGGTTTTCCGAATTGTTTTTTATCTGAAATATACTTATATCCTTTTCTTGCAAGTTTATATAATGCAGGGACCTTTTTGTTTATTTCATTTTCTGAATTAATAAACAAACCCTTTTTTTTAATTGAATCATAAATCCAATGATTATTTGGAGTAATAAAATTCCTGATGTCTATTTGATGTGTTTTTAAAGTATTTCCTGCTGAAAGCAATTGTCTTCTATATTCAATCTTTGCACTAGTAAGTTTCCCTGTGTATTGCATGCGGTTCTCTGCTGAAAGTAACTCATTTAAATCATTAATTATGCTTTGCAATGTGTGCTTCTCTGATACTAATTGTTTTATCGATGCAGAAAACTTTGTAACTTCATCTCTCATACTACTGATTTCTATTTTTGATTTTGACATTACTTCAAGTAGTTTTTTTCTATCAGCAAATAAACCCATATTTATGATCCTGCATTCAATTAATTGATTACGAAGACTTGAATCATACTTAAATTTAAAAAAATTACAAATAAATTTTTTAATATTCATTAAATCAAATCCGGAAGTATATAAATTAACTTAGTTGATCTCGCAGTAATTGTTTTTGTTGAATAAACTATTTGAAGTTCATAATTATATTGGCCTACAGTATCAAGATCACCAGTAATAAACGTATAATGACAAAGGCCTGAATTTGCAGTATCAATTGTGCATGTTCCAGACGCTTTAGTTTCAACCTTTCCAATCCTTGACATCTTAAAAGTTATTATGCTACTGGTTAAATTTATTGCATCTCCGTTTGCATCCTTTACTGCAAAAGCCATGTCATACCCATAATCATTCCTTATAAACTTTACCATCAAACCACCCGTTCACCATTGTTAGTAACAACTGCAAAAACTTCATTTTCTTCTACTATAATTGTAAATGTTTCGTTTTCTTGAACAACAACTGTAAAAACTTCATTTTCTTCTACAGTGATTGAATCAAAATCAATTATTTTTTTAATAAAATTTTCAATTAATGAAAACCCATCTAAAATATCTCTACCTACTTTTTTTGTAAATGTCTCCACTGTTGAAATAACATCTGAAATATCTCTGCCCACCTTTTTTGTAAATGTTTCTCCAACACCAACCACATCTGCAAGATTAAAAGTTATGGCTCTCTTATCAGAATCAAGCAAATCAATATTATCAGAAACATTTTTAATTGGATTTTTACTCAAAGAATCTACTTCTGAAAGTGCGTCTTCTAAAGTTCTACCTATATTTTTTGTAATTATTTCATCAGTATTTATTGTGTCTGTAATC